TCCGCGCCCGAAACTCGATCGCCGCCGCCCAAGGCCCGGCGACGTCGCGAACGACGCGCCGGCGCAGCAATCGCAGCGTCACCAGCTGCCAGCCCGCCACTGCCGACACGGCGTCAACCTGCGCTTCGACCGCATCCGCCAGCTGGTGCAGCCGGACCGGCTGATCATCCCAGACCGTCAGCCCGATCAGCACCTCGCGCCCTTCGCCATTCTTGTGGCTCCAGTCGGTCTCGGTCGCCGCGTCGATCGTCGCGTATGGATAGGCCGCGCGAGCCGGCGGCCCGTCGAACACGCCGCCGAGCTCGGTCACCGCGTCGAGCGCCGCGGCGATCGCAGTCTGGATCGCGCCGCCCGCGCTCATCGCGGATCGCTCCCAAGGAAGCGCAACCGCGAATCCGCCAGCCATTTGCGCACCAGGCCGCGTCCGCTGACCGCGATCCGTGACCCATCGACAGATGCATCGCCCAGCAAGTCCTTCAGCCGGTCGGCGATCTCGCGCACCTTTCGCTCCCGCGCTTCGCGGGCGATTTCGTCGCCGCGCCTCATCAGCCGCTCCATCACGACCGCACCTCCTCGCAGCGCATCACGATCCGGTCCTTCGCGCGCGGGTCGTCGAGCAGCTGCCGAACCATCATCTTCCGCCCGTTCCAGCTGATCCTTTGGTCGATCGCGATTCCCTCGCGCCAGCGGATCGTGACCCGGAACCGCGGCATAGCGCTCAAGGCCTGCGCTTCGCTTTCCGCGCCGACGCTCTCGAGCGCGACGCTGGCGAGGCAGCTGCACACCTTTTCCCATCCCGGCTCCTGCAAGCCCATCGCATTGCGCGACGTGATTGCGCGCTCGATCAGCACCCGCTCGCGAAGCGTGCCGGCGAATTCCCCACTCATGCCAGCCGCATCCGCCGGAACGGCCGCCACAGCGCCGTGACCGCAGCCGGCGGATCCCCGCCACCGCCGTCGCGCGAAGTGAATAGATGCGCGACCAGCCGAATCACCCCCTGCCGGATCGGCTCGGGAACATCATTCGCCTGGCTTGCGATTCCTGCCGTCCCGCGCACCCTTACGCGCGTCGCCCCGAGCGGGTCGTGGACTCGAATCCACCCATCTCCCGCAGAATCAATGTCCACCGAAAAGCTGCTTGCCGGCAGCGGACTCACGACGCCAACCGAATCGAGCGCATCGATGCTCCCGATCGATCGCACCGGCGTCACGGCCAGCCGCTCCCAGGCGCCGGTCGCCGGCAGCTCCACGGCAAATTCCCGCGCGACGACGACCTGGTTCAGGAAGGTTTCGCACAGTGCGCTCGCCGTCCGGATCAGGCCGGCGAGCACCGCCTCTTCCTCGCCGGTTTCGATCCGGACATAGGCCTGCGCCTCGCTCATCGTCACCGCCGGCTGGGCGATCCCGAACGAGCTCATCAGCGCTTCTCCACGCGCAGCACGATCGACCTCGTGTCAATCCGTCCGGACCCCAGGACCACCTGGTTCACAAGCCGGTAGGTTCGCCCCGGAATTCCGCCGCCCGCCTTGACGGTCGACGTGGTCGCGTCGAATTCGCTGGCCTCGACCGACACGCCGCCGGTCTCGACGGGCTCGACCGACCATTCGCTCGTCGCGAGCTGGTCGCCGCCGAGATATTCCGCGCCCCAGTCGACCGAATAGTCGAGGACCGCGTCCGGATCCTTCAGCAAGAGAGTCATCGCAATCCTTCAAGAATGATTTGATCGGGCGTCAGCGCGCCTCGGGCTGCGCGTCCGGATCGGGTCGGGCCACCGTCTGGCGCCGCCTCGGCGGTTTGCCCGTGGAAACGGCGGTCGGCTGGGCGGCGATCGGCGGCTCGCCGATCGGCTGTGCTGCAATCGTCATCCTGTTACGCCGTCACCGCCTTGATCACCGCGAACCGGATCACGATCGCTTCCGACAGCGACCCCGCGGTGACGTTGCGCACGTTGACGACGGCGGACCCCGCGCCGCACTGGGCGTTCAGATTGTACGCGCCGCCGGTTCCGCCGGATGCGTGGTTGAGCACCAGGACATCGGTCGCCGCGATATTGCTGTTGGTCAGCGTGAAGCTCACGGTCGTGTTCGCCGCCAGGGCTGCGGCGCTCATCGTGATCTGGCCCGACAGCTTGTTGAGCGTCACCCCTGTGGACTTGCTCGTCGCCTGGGTCACGGTCCCTCCGGCGCCGGCGGCATAGCCCAGGCCCCCGCCCGAACTTGTGATCGCGCCGGCAACCGCGAGCGACCCGGCAGCGCTCAGGTTTGCCGTTCCTGTAAGAACTCCCAACGCGACAGAGCCATTCTTGTTGACCAGCGTCGTATCGTAAGTTGACCCCCAGCCGCCCATCATCAGGCCGTTCGCCGCCTGGCTGATGATGTCCGCCTGGGTGGCGATAATCCCGCCCCACCCGCTGTTTCCGTTGAGGAGGATGCGGCCACCGTCGGAATAGACCTGGCCCTTGAAATGGGCGTTGAGGCTGCCGCTCGGAATTTGCAGCACGGCTGCATCGTTCCGGTTCTTGAGCGTCAGGTCGGCGGAGTCGCCATAGCCCTGGATTGCCAGCCCGTCGGCTGCGTGGCGGTAGATGTAGCTCGGGCCGGTCGTCGCCCCAAGTGTGGCCCAGTTTTGAACGAACCGCGCCTTGTTGATGACGGCGTTCTCGCTGCCGATGACCTGGGCTTTAATTGACGCCGCGTTGTTGTTGATCGCGCTGTCGGCGAGATAGCCCCCGATGACCTGGCAGGCCGAGTTCAGATCGCAGCCGTAGCCCGTGCCCGTTTCGACATAGCAGCCGATGTAGGTTTGCGCGCCGACCAGGCTCGATCCCTTGAAGGATCCTGCAGTGTTCGTTGCCGCGTGACAGTTGAGATACGTGTTCCCAAGCATGCTATCATCGAGAAAACCCCACCCCCCGTTGAGCTGGGCGTTGCAGTTCTCGAAAGTGCAGGCGTTCGCGTCGCGGCCCCGGATGTGGAAGCCGTGTGATCCGTTGAACCGCGACATGCAGCGGGCAAGTGTCGAGAGGGAAGCGGTGCCATATTCCGAGTTGCCGTCCGCAAGATCCGACGACCCCGAGATGTCGAAGCCCTTGCCCGCAAAATTGTAGGCGTGGACGTTCTCCAGGTAGACAAGAGTTCTCGCGTACAGCCCGGTCGCCGGAGCGCCGGTTCCCGGGCCGATGAGCGCGACATCGCGAATCTTGGCGCCCCACGAACCCTCTTGCGTAAGGCCGGCGGTCCCGCCCGCGACGACCGCCGCCACATCGGTAAGGCTGGTCTGCGGCTGGATATCGATGCCGCCAACTCCCGCGGGAAAACGGATTCGCGATCCGGGAACGTTGTCATAGTTCGAGGTGCCGTTGACCGCCCGCGCGTCGAAGCCGTAGGCGGCGCCCTGGAGCAGGATATGCCTGCGAACGATCAGCTTGGCTGAGGAAAAATATTCTCCAGCCGGAAGATAGAGGTCGCCGCCGCTGTCGAGCCAGGCTTGCAGCGCTGCCGAGTCGTCGGTCGAACCGTCACCTTTCGCTCCGAACCACGTCGCGGGCTTTGCGCCCGAATATTTCCGGATCCAGGCGCCCGAGGCTCCGGTTGGGTCGCTCGCGGGCGGGACGTAGAGGGCCTTGCGCGCGTCGGCCGCAACGGCGGCGCTGTGATTCGCGGGATCGAACACGAAAACGCCCTCGCAGCCACTCTCCGTCAGTAGTGCCGGGACGTGCGTCGGAGCGTTGGCGAGCACGGCCCTGGTTGCAACGGCTGCCGGAGCCGGTCCTGCGCCGGCGCCTGCCTGGACCGAAGTGAACCATTCCGCCGCCGCGATCAGCGAGATGGTCTTGGTCCCGTTCGTGAAATTGGTCTTCGAACCCGAAATGGGCTCACGGCTGATGGTCCCGTTTGCGAGCAAGCTCCCGCGCCCGACCTCTCGCTCGGCCGGCTTTTCGACCCCGATCGCGGAATAATAGAAGCTGTCGCCGGTCTGCAGCGCCGAGGCGAAGCTCGTGTAGCCGTTGACGGCGGCTCCGAGCACGAAATTGCCCGTGCCCGTCGTCGTCGTGAAGTTGCGCACGAGGTCGACGAATGTCGGCTCGAATGGCATCCGCCGGTTCTCCAGGTAGATCGGTTGGAACGGGGCGGCCGGAAGCGCGAAAGCAGCGCCGGTCAGTCCGATCGCGGACCGCCGCGTGACGCTTGTTGCTTCGTCGGCGCCCATCTTTTGTCCCCTTGGCCCGTGCGCTGCCTGCGCAACGCACAAGGGACCGAAAGGGAGCGAAATCCTCCCCGGAACGGGGAGGGGGACCATTCGCCGAAAAGCGAATGGTGGAGGGGGCGAAACGCAGGGGAAGACGCCTCGCCCCCAGCTCGTTAGGCAAACTTCAGCAGCTTGATCGCTTCCGAGTTCACCACCTGCCCGCCGACCCGCTTGGTCGCGTAAAAGTGGACGTAGGGCTTGTGCGTGTAAGGGTCGCGCAAGATCGTCGTCGCGTTGCGCTCGGCGATCACATAGCCGGCCTTGAAATTGCCGAACGCGATCGACAGGCTGTTCGCCGCGATGTCGGGCATGTCCTCCGCCTCGATCAGCGGATAGCCGAGCAGGGTCGCCGGCTGCCCGGCGGCCAGGCTCGGCTGGAACAGGAACTGGCCGTCCGCGGTCTTGAACTTGCGGATCGCCGCCGCCGTCGCCGAGTTCATCACAAACACCGCCCCCTGGCGGTACGGCGAGCGCAACGACTGCACCAGGTCGATCAGCTTGTCCGCTGGATTGCTCGCCGCGAACGCGCCCGCGGCGCCCGTCCCGATCGTCTGCAGCGTGCCCATCGGACGGACGCCGTCCGCCGTCGTCGCATTGGGCGAGCTCAGGAATCCGAGCGGCTGGTTCGTGCCGTTGCCTTTGACGAACGCCATGCCTTCCGCGCGGGCAAACTCCGTCGCGATTTCGTTCGCCAGCCACTTCTCGACGTCGAACATCGCGTCGTCGAGCATCTGCTGCGACGCCGCAGGGTTGGCGTAAAGCTCGCCCGACGCCGGCACGACTTCGGTGAAAGTCGGCGTGTTGGTTTCCGGCCGAGACGCCTCGTAAGCCACCCAGCCCGACGGAGT